CCAAGACCAGGCGTATAGGTAGGGAATGGTCTGAGACCAGGGCCTCCCGTCAGGCTGTTCGCCTGTGCCTGTTCAAGCTCCACTCGCTGCAGCTCCGTCAGGGCCTGCTGCTCATCGACGGCAGTGTACTTGAAGATCTCCTCAGACGTCAGGAGACGGGCACTGAGCACGCGTGCTGAACGGATCGTGACCCAACGGTTGTACGCCTCTGGGGATTCATCCCATGGCAGAAGCCACACCACCGTCGCCTCAAGAGAAGGGATGTCATCCTCTAACCGATAGGTGTGGTGCTCCATGTCGTAGACATACTGCCCCCTGAGCTGGAAGCGGTTGTCCCATTCGTAAGGATCTGTCCTGAAGGCCACCACATTGGGTGGCACCTTGATCTTGCCGGTAGCGGCATCCTTCAAAAACTCGTAGTGCTCCTCTGTATTCCAACTCCAGCCCTTCGTCTGCCCTTCCTTGTGGATCTCAAGGAGCGTGCGCTCAGCCATCGCTGCCTCGGCGACCTTCGTTCCATTGAGGCTGTTAACTGGCTGCTCACCAAGGACCTGCAAACAAACATTTGCTGCGTCAAGCAGCGTCGTCCTGCCGGGGATCTGCGCTTGGCCAATGAGGCTCATGAAAGCATCGCAAGATCAGGCCCTCATGCTAGTGGTACAAAAGAAACCCCCACCACCAAAACCCCAGGTGGTGAGGGTGGAGCTCTTCTCACGCTTAGCGTATCACGCCTTGACGACCACCCCAGCACACTCAGGGCGCAAGACCCCCATGCCGATGGCCATCCGGCCCACCATCAAGGTGCCTTGGTACATCACTCCAAAGGTGCTATTCCCACCCGCGATCTGCAGGCTAGGGCTCTTCAAGGTCAAAACGCCAATGGCATCCCGGTGCCACACGATCGCTACGCACTTGCTTAGGTTCTGCTCATAGGCGGTGTTCTTGTCCCCAGCAACATTGTCGTAGTTCGCTTGGGTGACATGGTTGGACTCGATCACCGGGATGCCCTTGACGCGCATGATGCGGCCATCACCAAAGCTGCCGTTCATCCCACCACCCGCATTGAAGTCCGTGTTGATGCCACGCGTTGACTCCAACAACAGGTCATACTCTTCTGGCCCTACAGCACACATTAGGTTCTTTGTTGGGACATCCTTCTTCTTCATCGAGATCTTGAGCGCACTGATCTTGGCGATCAGCTCATCCCCCTTGGCCTTGGCCGTGGTATTGGCATTGGCATAGGCCGCTGACAGGGTTTGAGTCTGCCCCGTTCGGCCGGTGTTATGCGCTTTACCTAGCACCTCATCTGTCGTACTGGCCGCGGCATAAAGGACGCGCGCTGCACGCATGTCCCATTCACGGGCCAATGCCTCGCCTAACTGGTGAGTGATGTCTTGACGAACATCCCAATAGTTCATCAATTCATCAAGATCATAGATGACACGAGACGAGATCAACAGCGAATCAAGGTTGATCAACATCTCATTACGATCCCCATCCGCTGATCCAAGGATCGGCGACCCCGGGGTGTGGTACCCGGCCGTCGCCTTGCCAGCTACGGGGAATGCAGCGGACTTCCCGCCCTTAATGTTCCGTTCTCGTACCTTGCCTTTGAAGACATTCTCGCGATCAAAGGCCGCGATGAGCTCCGCAATGCCAAGCTTAAGGAAAAGGGCGTCATTAGCGCCCTTCCCCTTAGCCTGGCCTAAGCGGTCCAGAGTGCTGTCAGTCATGAGTCATGGTGAAGGTGAGTTTCCTCCACTTGCTTGGCCGCATGAGGTACCCCCCGCAGGGGACTCACTTGGTTACGCCAGGCCAGAATGCTCGAGGTGAAAAGCTTACTCAAGAATCGACGCGCTTGACCTAGCGAGCGCCCGGTCGACCTTTTGTCGGTACTTAGGACTCGTCCTATACAACAGCTCACCGTTGTCATCGAGTTTGTTCATCGCCGCGACGACCTGCTGCTGCGTCTCGAACACGTCGGCCTGAACAGCAGACCCCCCACCAATCAACCTTGGTTCCCGGGCATCAGCGGATGCCCGGGAGTTGAGCTGCATCACCGCAAAGCGCGCTGCGGCCTTGTTCCCACTGTCAATGGCAGCATTGTAGTCTGACAGCTCTTGGTCATTGAAGTTGGCTTGGGCCCACGCGGTCAAACGCAGCCATTGACGCTCACCCCCGACGGCATCCTTGATCTCGGCAACGTCGGCCGTACTCAACCCAGGACTAGCTGGCTCCGAGCTCGCGTCTCGGGCTCCGACCCCGCGGAGGTAGGTCTCCACGAGCGGGCGTGACAGTCCCGCCCTAGACACCAACGCATCAACCTCACTACTGACGTCTTGCCCGGCATACACCTTCTGCGCCATTGCCAACGGGTTAATGGCGGCTGCCTGAAAAGCCTCCGCCATAGGCCTCCCATACAGCTGATGACCCATTTCAACGGTGTACTGCTCAGGAGCTGGCTCAACTGCAGGCTGCTTACCCTGCTGCCCAATGAGCTTCTCCGCTTCGATGTAGGCTTTCTCTAGCTCATCGGCGTTCTTGAACTTCCCCGCCAACAGACGGTCGGGAGACGGCTCCTCCGATGCCTCCTCAGGCATTGACTTAAGAAACTCATCAAGCTGAGGAGAAAGCTCATCCCATTCCTCTATTGCACTCTTCGCCTTTTCTCGCTCGATTTCCTCTGATAAGCCCTTGGCAAGTTCTTCCTGCCCCGGGGCAATCATGCTCGGTTCCCCTAGGCGAGTTTGCATTTCATCAGTCATCCTGACGATCCCTCAACAGTCTGCGGTTCGGTTGATTCTGGCATCTGCTGCATTTGTTGCGTCGTGGCCGCGGCATTGGCCAGTTTCTGTGGATCCGCCATACCAGCAGCCATCGCTTGCTGCGTCATCGCCATCTGCTGTTGGGCCTGTTGTTCAGCCATCAATTGCTCCTCAGTCTTGACTAGTCCAATGATGTCGATCCCCATCGCACCCGCCAGGCGCCGGATGAGCTCTGCTGGCTTCACGTAAGTGACCAATCCCTCGGGGCCAAGAGTCTGCTGAAGGATCCCCATGAATCGAGCAGTCTTCTCCAGGTCATTGCCCCTGCCAACAGCTGCTAGACCAACACTCACCACCGGTTGGACTAGGTCTTCCGGCAACCGCGGGAGCTTCTTCTGGCGAACCAAGAGCGCCAGCTTACGGGAGACATACGGGTGCTGGAACTCGGTGGTGAGGATGGCGTAGATCGACCCAAGGGAGTTCTCGATCTGCAATGCCTGCAACCGCACCTCCTCAGCCGTGGTACGCTCGGAATCGCGCACATCAGCCAACATGAACGCCTGAGCCAGCCGGGCCTCGATCCTCGCGAGGCCCTGCATCGCAACAGCTAGGTCACTGCCCTTGTTCGTCTGGATGGTTTGTACATCATCGGGTTCCCCCAAGACGTAGGCCCCATTAGCGGCCTCCGCCAACTTCTTGGGATTGACTTGAGCGCTGGGTTTGACGAGGTGCTTCACCTGAGCTGACACCAGCGAACCCTCAGCGATCGCTTGGCTCAATGCCTCAGCGGTGTAGAGATCAGCAATGCACGCCGCTTCGACGTAGCCCGGGGAATAGCCCTGCCCATCAATCCTGTACATCCGCAAAGGCAGCCACGGCGAAGCACTGACAGGCGCCATGCCACGTGATCCGGGGACCTCCTGATCCTTGAGTTCTTGGTACCAAGTCACCTCATCACCGTCCCACTGCACATGGGTGTAAAGCTTGACCACATGCTCGTAGTGGGGGGTCTGGTCATCGTCCACAATCCCCATCACCTCACCGTCTTGCTCATCAAGGAGCTCTCGTGCCTTGTCGGGGAGGGTCTCGACTGACAGGGATTCACAGATCACCGCCTCTAAGGGGTTGCCCATCAAATCCCGTCGACAGACATAGCGATTGAGGTGGAAGCACTTCAATCCCTCCTCTGAGACGTACATCAGTGCGTTCCCACCAACGATGAGGTGCAGCAGCATCTCGTGGACTGCCACCCGATCGTTGCTGGCCTCGATGCTGCGCAGCACCGCACGCTCAAGTTGCGCTAACGCCAGATCGAACTCACTCTTTTGGCTATCTAGCTCCTCTTCTGGCACGCCTTGGGCGATCAACTCTTGCTGACTCTTGGCAAGCTCAATGTCATCGAAGGTGAAACGGAAGAACGTCTCGGTTGGCGGCAGCAAGGCCAGCAACAGGCGGCTGGCGAGGTTATGGACGCCCCTGGCACCAATGCCGTTCCACGGCAATGGGAACTCTTGGTTCTCATCGTAGTGGTCAGCGTCCCCATAGGGGATCAGATAAGGCAGCGTAAGACGTGCCGCCCTGCGTGCCCGCTCGAGATAGTAGTTCCGATTGGTCTCTAGCGCTCGGTAGCGCGCCGCACAGCTCATCTAAAGCCCAATATTCAAGCCCACACTAGGGGCTTGGCGTGAAGAGCCTATCCGCAACGATTGGGTTGAGCTCCTCCTTCTGCCCCGCTGTTGACGGGGGGCCCCCGTTAGAGTGGCAGTCGGGGCCGTTGATTCTTTGGTATTGAACCCTGCCAAAACATTTAAGGACCTAACGCCAGCTTGCGTCGCTAGGTTTTCTCGTTCCAGCTGTTCTTGCTGGGCCTCTTGCTCAGCCTGCAGATCATTAATCTGTTGAGTCTGGTCTGCCAAGGCCTGTTGCTGCTCTTCAAACAAGCGCTGACGTTCCCTTTCTTGCCTTGCTGCCTCGGCAGCTTCGTTTGTTCTCAAGCGATCTAGTGCATCCTTGCGAATGTCTTCCCTTTGTCGTTGCCAGAGATCTCTCTCTATAGGATACAAGGTTTCCTTTGCATCTTGGATTAACTCAGCGAGCCTTGCGTCGGTATAAGAAGTCCCGCTACCCCCACCTTTAAATGACCGGTCTTGTGGCCTTTGACTTAAAGGAAGCCCTACATAAGACTGTAGCAGGTTAAGCCGCTGCTTGGATGCATTGTACCGTGTGGTTAGGCTGTCTATACCTGTCTCTGATCTAAATGTGATCGGCTCATCTCGGTACGATTCGACTTCAGTCACTAACCACCCGCCAGAGTCCTCGTCCCAAACGGCGTCTAGATAAGGGTTGTCATAATAAACGTTATAAGGTTGCCAATTCACTGGCTTGCCCGAGTACCACTCTCCGTCTCTGTTAACACGCAGCGGGCCATCAGGATTGAACTCTCTGTTGTTCAACCTGTACCTCTCATTATCACTCAGCTCACCTTGCGCCCCTGCGGGCAGGGTGTTGGCTGTTGTGGATGGTGATTGACCTGTTCCAAAACACATCGCTATACTCCGATGTTGAGGCCAGTGCCTTGTCTCTTCTTCGCCACCCCTCTTCCCACCCGCAGTGAAGGCCTCTTGTCACCCATAACCACTGGGGCTAGCTGAGTCGTCTCTGCATCTGGTGGAGGCGGGACCCTCTTGCTGCTAACCCCGTAGGCTCCTTGCAACTGTGTTGCATTAAGAGCAGCGGCACGCTCTCGCTCTTGCACCAAGCGAGCCCGGTAGTCCTCTGCCTGAGCATTAGCGGCATCAACCTGCCGCTGGATTGAGAGCGAGAACAGACGGTTCTGTTCCATCGATTGCCGCCGGTAATTGGCCAGTGCCTCTTGCTGGGCTCGTATGTCTGACAGACTCGGGCCTTGATAGATGATTCGAGGAGGACGAGACCTACTGCCAAAACACATCGCTAAGAAGTGGTGATGTTAAGTCCAGTGCCCTTGCCTTGACGGGTGGACTTGGCACGGGTCACCCGCAGGCTATCGCGATCTCGGGGCTTGGTCGCCATAGCGCGATCACTCCCGATCGTTGGTGGCTTCGCTGACTGTTCTGGTACTGGAGGCCCAATCAATGCAGCAATACGGTTAGCATGGGCTTGCGCAGCATCTGCGCGCTCACGCTTGTAATCACGAAACGCAGTCAGCGACTGCTGCTGGCCTCGCAGTGCCTGATCTAACTGCAGCTGACCCAAAGCCATCAAGCTGTCACTGCCCTGCTGCTGGCGCATCGCCTCCAGCTGCAGATTGAACATCCTGTCATAAGCGCTGGTGTCCGGCATCATGATCGTTGCACGGCCCCCACCACCTCCGAAGCACATCAGAGACACCCCCTAAGACAGGTCAAAAGACGTCGTCCCTTCTTGATACAGACGCCGGAGATACCCGATCACTTCCTGTCGCCCCAGCATCTGGTCCATCTCTCGATGGGACATATGCGCACGGAACTCACAAGAGAAAGTCTGCACAAGATGTTCAAACAGCTCTTCGCTCACGAGCGGTGTCATCACTGACAAGACTTGGAGGGTTCCATAGTACAGGCACCTGAGACTCGAAGTCGTACTCCCCCGCACGGAGGATACGGGCTAGATATGCCTGGCCCAACGCGAAAAGGCGATGCAGGCCTGCACCCTCGTACGCCGTTATGACAGCTTGCCACATCTGGGCTTCACTTGAGCATCCTTCCAATAGCCGCTCGGCCGCAACTGGCCCGACACCCGTGCATCCAGGGTAGTTGTCGCTCCTGTCCCCGGTCAAAACTTGGGCATAGAACCGATGGTCAGCCTCTTGTCGTGTCACCTCAAAGATCTTCCCGTCCACCCCCAGATGGAACCCAGGCAGGGTCAGCGCATCCTTGTCGGTACTGACGATCACGTCCCCTGGCTCATAAAGCACTCCCAAGACGTCATCGCCCTCGACTCCCTCTAGAGACCGCGTCTCCCAAGGGCCTTCTTTGACCCACTCAAGCAGGCGACTGAACCCGGCCGGCTTGCGATACTTCCGACGATTGGCCTTGTAATCAGGGTAAAGACCTCGACGGAAGCTCACCCAACTACCCAAGGCAAGCACTGGCTTGTAGTCCGGCAACCACTCTAGAGTCTCGGCAAGGAACCCCTGGAAGAAAGCCTTGGCGTCAACATGCCTGCAGACATAGGTCCACTCATCAGGGGCCCACTCGACCTCCACCTCGCTAGCCGCGAGAGCACGGTGGAGATAAATCTCAGCATCTATCAAGGCTTTCATGGGAAACAACAAATGAGAGCTCTGAACACTGCAGCGCCAGAGGACAACAAAAGCAGCCTGAATGTACCCATACCAACTATGCCAGCAAAAATAGAGTTGGCGAAAGCCCCACGATCCGCACCGGGGGCGGGGGCTCAAGAGGCAAGGGTCCACCGCGGCCCCCGGGGGCGAGGTTCCCCGGGGAGTTCCCAGATCATATGCCCGTCGACCCCTATGATAGGAAGGGAGACCCCTTTTATCGAGATGCGAATCAACGAGCTCGAGCGCCTGCGAGAATGGCTGCAAGAATGGGGGATCATTGGGTTCGTCGCCGAGGCCATGAACATGGCAATCCAACTCAAAGACTTGTGGGGCGAACTAAACCGCCGCCGGCCTTAATGGGATGAAC